ATAATGCACCTTTTGGCTTGGCTTTACAGCAAGGTTTAGTTAATCGGTTTAGTGGAATACAAAAGTTTGGTTTAAATACTGCTGTTGGTACTTCTTTTGAAACTATCTGGGATGGTAATAATGTTTATACTTATGCAAGTTCAGCAGGAACAGCTACAGCAACATCAAGTGATACTGCATCTGACAATACTGGCACAGTAGAAATACAAGGATTAGATGAAAACTATGATTTGGCTACAGAAACATTAACAATAGGTGGTAGTGCAGGAACAACGACATTTAGTAGGGTATTTAGAGCTATAATGAAGACTGCAAATACTGGCAATGCTAATGTTGGGGATATATCTATTACAGTTTCATCAACTACAGTAGCCAAGATAACAGCTACTTATGGTCAAACCTTAATGTGTGTTTACACAGTTCCAAGGAACTATAATGCATATCTTATGCAAATAGATGTAGGTAGTTCTAAAGATTTAGAAAACGAAATTAAAGTTATGACTAAAGAAATATCTAATGGAAATGTATGGGCTACAAAAGCATTTATTACTACTAGAGGTGGCTTTATAGAAAAGAATTATATTGTGCCAATAAAAATACCAGAAAAAACAGATATTGAATTACAAGGGAAAGCAAGTGCAACCTCAGCTATATCAGCAGGGTTTGAATTAGTATTGCAGAATAAAAATGAATGATTTTAAATTATGCCCTAAATGTAAATCTCATGCTCAAGAAACAGATTTAAAAGATGTTTTTAAGTGTGTTGTTTGTAATTTAATAATTAACGAAAGATTAGACGATAGGAAAGAAGATGGCGAAGTATAGAGGTAGAGAAGTAAAGCTAAATAAACCTTTTAGGCTATCAACTGCTGAATCTAAGCGTAAAAAGTTTGGTGTTTATGTCAAAAACAAAGCTACAGGTAATGTCAAAAAGGTTACTTTTGGTGCTAGAGGCATGAGTATTAAAAAGAATATACCTGCAAGGCAAAAATCTTTTCTAGCCAGAATGGGTGGTGTTTTAAAAGAGGTAAAAGGGCAAAAGACTTTAAGCCCTGCATACTGGTCTATAAGGGCGTGGAAAAAAGACTTTCCATTATAATAAATGTCCAGAATATTAGAAAAATTAGCTGACCAACACGAAGAAAGATTATTAAATGTTTTATATAATCTTGAAAATGATGTTGTTAAAGAAGTCACAAGGGCTACCAAAGGGCAATTAGTAAGCCAGAGATTAGCTATACAGTTACAGCCTAAGATAAGGCAAGCTATAGAAGAAAACTTTCTAAATGAAGCTGATATTCTTATTAATGAGGAATATAATAAAATAGCAAAAGAGGTTCTTGATAACTTTGGTGAGCTTAAAATACCCAAAAAGTTTAAAAGCCTTACAGAAGTTGATTTACAGACTATAAATGCTCTTAAATTCCAGACATTTAGTGGATTTGAGGATATAGCTGAAAGATTTTTAAAAGTAATTAATGATGAGGTTTACCAAAGTGCAATAGCAGGTAGACCTTTTGAGGATATGGTAAGTAATATTAGGTCTCATATTAATGGGGTTTATAAGCAGTCAAATGTAACTGAAATTAATGAATTAGTAGATTTTGTTAATGAGAATAAGTTTGATGTAAGCAAAAAAGCCCAAGTAGATGAAGCTATAAGGAAATTACACACTCAATACGCCTCAGATAGGGCAGGGAACAACCTTAGAAGATATGCAGGACAAATAGCCCACGATTCAGTTATGCAGTTCCACGGGCAATTTACAGTAGCTAAAGCAAAAGAAGCAGGAATAGATAAATTTACTTATACTGGCACATTAGTTAGGGATAGTCGTAAGTTTTGTGTAAATATGCTTAATAGAATACTCACAGAAGAGCAAATAAGAGAAATTTGGAATACACAAAGTTGGGCAGGTAAATCTACTGGAGACCCATTTATTGTTAGAGGTGGTTATAGATGTAGGCATACTTGGATACCTACAATAGATGAAGCAATAGATGAAATCCCAGAAGAAGAAGAAATAGAAGAAGCACCACCGCCACCAGTTGTAGAAGAACCAGATATATTTACACCAATAAATAGAGAGGGTGTAACAGAGCAAACTATACAAATACTATCAACAAACGAAGCAACAAAGCGATTAAACAAAGTTTTTAGTGATGCCAGTAAAGATGATAGATATTTAAATAAAAATATTGGTCATTATAGGGGTAGAAATCCAAAACAATTTGGAAAAATATCTGGGGCAAAGCTACAAGATAAAGAGCTTTCTATGATTTTAGCAATGATGCCAGAAGCAGAAGAATTATGTAAAAAGTTTAATGTTCCAATGATAAGGGGAATTGTTGGTTCAAAAAATGAAAGGTCTTTCTTGGCTAACATGGGAGACGGGGTAATGGGTATGCAGTTACGATTTGCAAAAGAAACAGCAAAGAGAATAGGCAGAACTCCATTAGACCCTAAAACAATAAGAGAACTTGATGAAAAAAAGCGAAAGTTAAGTAAAAAATATGAAGATTTTAAAAAGCAAAGAATGAATATATATAAAGAATTTGGTGCTAGAGATAATTGGGATTGGAGAACTATTGGAAGTGGACAATTTAGCGGTGAGGGAGTTTTTACTCAAAAATATTATGATAAACAAGACAAAAAGTTAGCTGTTATTGGTAATAAACAAAGTCAAATTAAAGATGAAATTAGAGAAATTGATTTAAAATTAGATAATAAATTGTATGCCAATCAATCTTTTTGGAAAAGAGGGGATAGTTTAGGGGATAGACCTTGGTCAGCAAAATACTTTGAAAATAATAATGTCGACCAGTTTAGAGCTACATTTTATCATGAAATGGGGCATCACATACATCAAATGTATAAAATAAAAGACCGAAGAAAAAATCCAACATTTGGAACAGAGCCAGAATTTTTTGCAGTAGCCAGACCATTAGAAGATAGATTAGGCAAAGTAAGAAATATTAAAGAACATTCCCCTTCAGAATATGGAACTACAAATACAAAAGAATGGTTTGTGGAGAACTTTTCTCTTTATTACAGAGGGAAAGAAGAGCTAGTAGCACCAGAATTTTTAAAATTATTACAGGAGATAAAAGATGAGCTTATCACTTGATAGAATAACAGAAACTTTGCAAGCAAAAGGGGAAAATCTTAATAAAGAAGATGTAGAAAATATAAGAAGTCTTTATGTTGATTTAGATTTAGATGAGCAAAATATTATAAATGACGTAGAGGAAATTATTTCTCAAATTGAAATAACCCCTCAAAACCAAGACTTATAGCAATTTAAGAAAAACTTTGTTATAAGGATACTATCCAACTAAGGAGATATAAAATGGAAGAAAACCAAGTAGAACAAACTACTGATACGACAGAAGCAACTACAGGAGTTGAAGAAGTCAAAGTTGAAAATAAGTATTCACAAGACCAAGTAGCTGAAATGATTAAAAAACGATTAGCACAGGAAAGAAGCCAAATGTATAAAAAACTTGGTGTTGAGGATATAGACATAGCTGTTAATGCTGTAAAAACTCAAAAAGAATTAGAAGAAAAGCAAAAAATTCAAAAGGGCGAGTTTGAGGAAATACTCAAGAATAAGACCCAAGAATGGCACAAAGAAAGGGCAAACTTAGAAAGCCAGTTAAAAGATATTAAGATAAATAAATCATTATTATCTTCTGCATCTAAGAATAAAGCCATTAATCCAGACCAAGTTGTAAGTCTTTTACAGCCACAAATTAAGCTAAATGAAAGTGGAAATGTAGAAATACTTGATTCTAAGGGATTACCAAGGTACAATAGCAATGGGGAACTTTTGTCAACTGACGAGTTAGTACAGGAGTTTTTAACACAGAACCCGCACTTTGTTAGTGCTACTCCAAGTGGCTCTGGCTCTGTGTCAAATGTGGATAGGACAGAACTCAATAAACCTTTAAATTTGAGTGATTTAGATATGACTAATCCTAATGATAGGAAGAAGTATGCTGAATACAGAAAGCAGAGAGATTCCCAGTCAAGAAGGATAGTAATTAATAATTAAATGGCTATAATTATAAGGAGTTAAAAATGGCTAACGAAACAACCTCAACCACCATTTCGGAACTATATACCGAAATAGTCGCTGAAGCATTATTTGTGGCAAGCGAACAGTCAATTATGAGAAATCTAGTCCGCAACTATACTATTATAGGTGGTGGAAAATCAGTTGAAGTACCAATATATTCAACAGTATCCGCCTCAGCAGTAGCAGAAGCAACAGATTTATCAAACACAGCAGTCAACCCAAGTTCAGTAACAATTACTGCATCTGAGGTTGGTATTATGACAACACTAACAGACCTAGCTAGAAACTCAGCATCAAGAAATGTTGCAGGGGATATTGGTAGGTTATTTGGTGAAGCCATAGCTAGGAAAATGGATGCAGACTTATCTGGATTATTTACAGGTTTCTCAACAGAGAAAGGACCTGGAGCAGGTGCCGAGTTAACAATTCAAGATTTATTCGAGGCAGGAACTGAATTAAGGTCAGCTAATGCCCCCGGACCTTACTATGGTGTATTCCACCCTAAGCAAATCTTTAATGTTAAGAAAGCATTAACTAACACTTTTGCAGGAACAGCTAATATACCAGATTTAGGTAACGAAGCTATGAGAGCAGGATTT